GATTACCATCATATAAACCTTTTCCAATTATAGTTGGAGAAGCAGAATTTGGACGTAAAAAATTATTAATTACTGTTTCCATATATATATATATATATATATAATGTGTGATAAATATATTTTTTTAAAATATATTTATATTAAAATTTATTGTGAAATTTTTATTCCAAATTATTAAAACATTTTCTCCAAGATGCAGAATAATAAGTTGATACTAATTCTTCATTTGGTTTAATATCTCTTAGAGCAACCACAACCATTGTATCATTAGGAAGGTCACCAATTTTTTTCATATTTGGTTCAGTTGATGTATGATTATAATATGGAAGACAACCTGAACCAGCTGCCCAAGTTTTTCTATCATCACTCCAAGTAAATAAATGAGGATTTTCATTTCCATCCACATTAACTAAACGATTCATTAAACCTGTTTCAATAATTTCACCAGATTTTATAGATTCACGAGCAAATACACCTAATCCATATTTAGATTTGGATACATATACCTTGGAACAATTTACCAAACCCATTTGTTCACGTTCAGCTTGAGAATACATTTTTTTATATATTATATTGTATTTATATTATAAATTATGTTCCATTCAAAAATAAAATATCAAATATAATTATAAGTTAAAAAATATGGCAGAACAAAATTATCCAGAAAGTATTCTTTTACAAAATAAAAGTAATTATGGTATATGTTTTCCAGGTGGAGGAATACGTGAAGTAATATTTACTTGTACTTATATATCAAGTTTTAAAAATATTTTTGATTTAACGAAAATAAAATATATATCAAGTTGTTCAGGGTCATCAATTTTTATGTCAATGTATGCTTGCTATGAAAATGAATATAAATTTAATAAAATATTAAAACCATACGAATGTTCTATTGATAATTTAAAAATTATAGAAAATAGTACATTTGAAAATGTAATTTCCAACATTAAACTATTACCTAATTTTATTGATACAATCTTTGAAAAAAAAAATAAATATTGTTCCAAATGGATTTATATTATTAAAGAAATATTTTTTGATAAAAAGTATAAATATGAAAATAATAATTCAAGACCATTTAATATAATTAATGCTTCGTTATTTTATGATGATATTAATGGAGAATATTTCCCTGTTGAATTTACAGATTTTTATTGTAATTTACCAATAAAAATTAATGATAAAAATGGCCAATATTTATATGGAGGATATATTGAAAATGATGATATATTTTTTAAAGATTTTGAATTAAATCCAGTAATAAAATGTGGATTGAGTAGTAATTTTATTTCTGCTTTATTTGAATATTCAACCAAATGTAAAATTGATTTATTTAATTATAGGATTTATAATCCAATAACTAATAATACCAATATTACTAATTTTGTTGACGGAGGAATTTATGATAATATTTCTATATTAAGTTGTTTAAGAAGAAAAATTAAAAATATAAATGTAAATATTTTTACAAATGTACCTATAACAGATAAAAATTTTTTAAATAACTCAAGTGAAAGTGGATATTTTAAATTTTTTGAAGGAAATGATAGTTCAAATAAATTTACAATTTTTACTAAAGAAATATGGAACAAGATATATAATGAATTATTATATAAATTTACTAATGGTGAACCATTAATAGTTTTATTTTCAACTGAAATATTAAAAAATGAATATTTAAAAATTGAACCGTACGGACCTATTAATTTTTTATTTCATTTAAATTCAAATAATAAATATTGGTTTAATAGTTTACCCATTCAAACACAAAAATATATTTTAAATAAAGAACCTAATTTTCCATATTATAATTTTTTAAAATTTAATTTTGATTCCATATTAACAAATTTAATTGGTAGTTTAATTAATTATGAATTAGAAAATTCAATTGAATATAAATTATTTTATGAAAATTTATAAAAAATTACATTGAAAAAAAATGTTCCGGAATATGTAATTCTGAAACTTTCCATCGTTCACTTTTTGAATTTGGAATAGGTCTCTCAATAATTAATGGAATAACCCCTTCTTTAATTTCTAATTTGGCTATTTCTTTTGAACTTAACTCTTGAGTATTTTTTAACATTTGTTTTGCTCCTTGAGCTAATTGTTTAGTTCTATCAGTTAATAATCTAACAAATTCATATTTTGTTAATACTGGTTTTGATACTCTTATATTTTTTCCAACTAATACTGTTTCATCTCCAAATAACTCATCAAAATCTAATTCATCATACTCGACTTTAGCATATTTTGAATAACATTTATTTTTTAATGTTTCTTCATCATCAATATAATTTTTTTCCTCATCACCATTATCATTATTTTCATCATCACCTGCATTAGATTCTTTATCAGATTTTTCAGAATAAGTCTCATTTGAATTATCATCATCATTATCTTCATTTTGTTCCTCATTATCTTGTTCACCATTATCGTCTTGTTCCTCATTATCTTCCTCATTATCATCATCACTATCTTCGTTGTCTTCATCATCTTCGTTTTCATCATCAGATAAACCAAATTCTAAATCATCGTCATTAGATTTTTTTAAATTTTTTTTATTATTTTTATTATTTCCTCCAGATTGATTAATGTGTTTAATTGTATTTATATTTAATTTTGTATTATTGATTATATTTGTATTGGTAATTACATTTGTTATATCAACATTTTTTTGACCTGAATATATAGAATTATTTTTTGATATTCGTCCCATTATTATAATTTATATTTATATAAAATTATATTATTATTAAATTAATTTCAATTTTTTTTACACATTTTGAAATTAATTTATTTATGCATTTTTTGTTTCATTATAAATATCCCAATATTTATTGCAAACTTTGCAGATATATCTAATATTATAAGAACCTTTATGTCTATAAAATACGGCCATTTTAGTGTTTGGATTTTTATGTGTGTCACAAGTAGGATTTATACAATTGTAATTTTTTGTTCTTGGTAAAGTATTATCATTAATAAAATTCATAAAATTATAATTATATATTGTGTTTTTATTTTCATTTCCTCTTGAAAAAATGAATTTTTGATTTGGTATTTTTTCATTATAACCACAAGATTTACAATAAAAATATGATTTTTTTGATGAATATACATTTGATTTGGATTGTTTTTGTTTTGGTGTTTTATCTAAAATTCTATTAATTACAAGTGTTTTTTGTTCATTAGATAATTTATTAAAAATTGCATTTTTATTTAAATCACTTATATTAAAATTTTTTCCCATTATTATATCTGTATCAGAACCATCTAATATATTATTGACATCATCTTCTGATATGCTATTTGCTCCTCCGATTGATTCAGAAATCGATACATCATAATCAGATGATTCAACAATAACCCCTTCTAAATTTTCAATTGTATTACCTCCTGATTGTATTTCTTCTAATGTGTTTGATATATTATTTGTTATATCCATAAAATTATCGCAATTTTTGCAAAATGAGCTTTCTAATATTGAATAAGACATAATCTATTATTATATATATAATTATATATATATATATTATTGTAAATTCATTTTTTTTTATTTATATTTTAAAATAATGGTTAATACAATTAACATATATATATGCTTATTTTTGTTAAATTTATCATAAAAAATTGATTTTTAAAAAATTGATAAATAAATATAAAATATTATATAATATTATTAAATTATTTATGATAAATATTACTAGGAATACTGACGATGAAGAACATAGTTCAATAAAAAATAAAAAAACTAATGAACTAAAAGATAATTTGTCCGTAAGCAAAATAACACTTGATAATTATATAAAATCCAAAAAAATACAATTTGGTGACAAAACTTTAACTCATCAATGGTGGGATAATGAAGGAAATACAAATTTTAAAATTGATGATGATTGTTATGATGAATTTATAAAAATATATGTTAAAGAATTAAAAAATATTAATGATGATAGTGTATTGCATGTTATGGAACAACCAATGGAAATTGGTCCATTATGTTTAGATTTTGATTTTAAACAAACCACACCCGAAAGAACAATTTGTATTGATAATATAATGCATATTATTGGAATAATAAATAATATAGTTGCAAAATATTTTAAAATTAGTAATAAAAATATTTTGGATTCATATGTGTTAATGAAAGCTGAACCATTTTATAATAAAAAAAAATTATTATATTCTGATGGTTTTCATCTACAATATCCCAATTTAATTCTTAATTCTTCTGATAGATTTTTAATTTATCAAGAATCAAGAAAAGAAATTATAAGACAAGATTTATTTTCAAATGTTTATTCTGTTTTGGTAAAAGTTAATAATTATAAAAAACCCGATGATTCTGATACACAATCAGATAATGAAAATAGTGATTCTGAATCTGATGATGAAACAAATGATTATTATACTCTTACTGACAAAGAAAAAGAAAAAATTAATGATGAAATTTTTGACCCTTGTGTAATTTTAAGAAATAAATGGTTCTTATATGGTAGTGGTAAAAATATTGATGGTGATATAAATGTTTATCAAATTGCATATATTTTTGATTATAATATTGATGAGATTGAAGAAAAACCATCTACAAAAGAATTAGTTAAAATATTATCAATTAGAAAACCATCTAATCAAGAGAATCAAACCAAATCAAAACAATCTAGTGAATATAATGAATTAATTGAACAAGTTAAATCAAAATACATTAAAAAACAATCAGATAAAATATTTGACATAAATAAATTATTTATTAAACAATCAGGTTCAGATAATCAAGAAAATATTGAATCTAACACTAATAATAAAATTTTAGATTTTACAAAAAATCTATTTAACAAATCACCAACAGAACAAGAAAATATAACTTATGCTAAAGAATTGGTTAAATTATTAAGTAAAGAAAGAGCAAGTCCATATGAAGAATGGATTAGTGTAGGATGGTGTTTATACAATATATCACCAACTTTATTACCAGAATTTTTGGAATTTTCAAAATTAGCAGGAAAGAAATTTGACAAGTCAGGTTGTGAAAAAGTTTGGGAAGATTGTTATAGACGTAATGATAAAACAGGTTATTCAATTCCATCATTAATTAAATGGGCAAAAGAAGATAGTCCTGAAAATTTTAAACAATTATTGAGAAAAAAATTAAATAAAACTTTGGATGGAAGAGATTTAAGAACTGATTTTGATGTAGCACATATTGTTCACGAATATTATAAATATGATTATGTTTGTAGCGGTATAGATAAAAAAGTATGGTGGGAATTTTCTAATCATAAATGGAATCGTATTGATAGTGCTTATTCCTTATCAATTAAATTAAGTACTGAATTAGCACTTGAATTTGCTCAACTTAGTGCTGATATTGTGAAATTAGCTGTAACTGAACAAGGTCAAACTGCTGATGTGTTACATAAAAAATCCAAAACTATTACAGATTTAATTTTTAATTTAAAAAAAAGTGCTTTTAAAGAAAGAATTATTAAAGAAGCAGCCGGATTATATATTCAAAAAGATTTTGAATCTAAACTAGATCAAAATATTTATTTGGTTGGATTTGCTAATGGGGTTTATGACCTCAAAAATAAAATTTTTAGAAAAGGTGAACCTGATGATATGATTAGAAAAAATGTTGGATATAATTATAAAGAATTTAAACGTGATGACCCAATAATTTTAGAAATTGAAGCATTTCTTGAAAGTATTCAACCAGAAAAAGATATGAGAGATTATTTAGGTGCTTATGTAGCTTCATTTTTAGAAGGTTCTAATAAAGACCAAAAATTTATGATTTGGACGGGTTCAGGTCAAAATGGTAAAGGTTCGCTTATTGATTTAATTGATATTACTTTTAATGGAACAGATGAAGGATATTTTGCTACCTTACCTCCTACAGTACTAACACAAAAAAGAGGTTCTAGTTCAGCAGCAACTCCTGAATTAGCAACAAAATTTGGAAAAAGAATTATTATTCTTCAAGAACCAGAAGGTGATGATAAAATTAATGTTGGTTTTATGAAAAATATTACGGGTCAAGATAAAATTGAAGCAAGACCATTATATGGAGACCCATTTCAATATACACCCTTATTCAAATTACTCCTTGCTTGTAATCATCTTCCAGCAATTCCATCCGATGATGGAGGTACTTGGAGACGTATTAGAGTTATTGATTTTATTATTAAATTTACATCTAATCCACAAGGACCAAATGAAAGAATGACTGATCCTGAATTAAGAGAAAAGATGAAAAAATGGAATCAAGCCTTTATGTGGTTATTAATTAATGTATATTATCCATTATATAAAGAAAATAAAGGATTAGATAAATTAGAACCCGAAAGAGTTAAATCAGCAACTGATAAATATAAAGCAGATTCTAATGCTATTATGGAATTCTTTAACGAATCTCTTGAAAAAGATCCTGAATCTGATATTGTATTAAATGACATTTATGAATCATTTAAAGTATGGTATATTGGTAGTTATAATGATAAAAAACCACTACAACGTAAAAAATTTAGAGAATATTTTGAATCAAATAATTTCAAAATTTGTAGTTCCGGTGTTAGAGGTATAGTAATTAAGGGATTAAAAATAAAAGACCATAATGTTGTTGAAGTTAATGAAAATGATGATTTAGATAATTAAAATATATATATTTAATATATATATATATGTCAAAAAAATTGAAAATTATATTTATTGAAATGCTTTAATTAATTTTTTATACATAGTATACCCATACATTAAATTTAATTTAACAATGACATACATTACTTTGGAAGAAAGAAAGAAACAAAGGGAAATTAATAAAATATTCATTGAGAATTTACTTAAAGATATAAATTCAGACAAACCATATAGCGAAAAGAAATTTTTGCAAATTTTTGATAATAGTAATAAAGAAAATAAATCATTAAATAGATGTAATGGTAATAAATGTGGAGGTGGTCAAGAATTTTTTAGTAATCAATACGGTTCAAATAATGTTAATATTTCAAACGTAATTTATTCAAATTATTATGGTCATTGTACTCCATCTTTATTTTAAGCAAAATAACTCTAATTAAAATTCCTACTTTTTGGATTTATATTTAAAAATTTTTTAATTGTGTCAATAATCTCAATTGAAATTTTTAGATTGTGATGAGATGTTTTTGTTAATTCATTAATATCATCAATCCAATTTTTATTCCCAATTTCTTTAAAAAAATTTAAACAATTATTTTTGTTTAAAAAGTTATTTTTTCTTTTTGATTTTAAAATCATTCTCAATAAATAAATTTTTTGTTCATGTTCAATTTTTTCATACATCATTCTAACATTTATTAAATCAACATCATATTTATTTATTAATGGATCTTTACATGTATAAAATAATATTTTACCTGTTGCTAATTCATAAATAGTACATCCTAATGACCATAAATCTATCTTTTCATTAAATTTATTTCCTAATATTATTTCTGGAGCACGATAATATCTTGTTTGTATAGTCATATTAGTTTCACCAAATTTTATCATTGTACCAAAATCTGTTAATTTTACAATTGGATTTTTAAAATAATTATCTAATAAATAATTTTGCTTTTTAATTTTTTTATTTAATTCTTTTATTGCATTATCACTATTTGTAGATTTATTTTTAAATTTATTTTTTAATGAATCCTTTTCAAATAATATTTTTATTACTTTGTTTGTATGAAAATTATCAATTGGAATATCATATTCATTATCTCTTGAATCATATGATGATACTGTTTCATAATCTTCTTCCATTTTTTCATCAGACATTATTGAATAATATGATTTAATTGATAAATTATCATCTTCACTCTTATTATTGTTATTGTCATTATCGTCATTATTATCATCATCATCATCATCATTTAATATATTATTCTTAAGATTAAAATTTTTAGATACCAATTTTAAAAATCGGTTTAGTTGGTCTAATATTGTTTTATCTTCAAAATCTGAACATTTTAATTTTTTAAGAGATGAAATTTTTTTTAACTTTTCTCCTAAATTATAGCTATGTGAATATTCAATAATGTTGTTTTGTAATTGGTCTAATCCCATTAACAAATAGTTTTCGGGTTTTATGTCAGTATGAATATATTTACATTTGTGTATAAGTTCAACTGGTTTGATTAATTGTGGTATTATTTGATTAACAAATTCAATTGGTAATTTTTTATCAAAAATTTTTAATACATCATATAATGAACCAATCGCAACCTCATATACAACTATAAAATAAACATCATCATATACAAAACTGGATAATGGATAATTTATATTCGGAATTTTTTTTTTATTATCAACAATACATTTATTAATTTCCATTTCCATTTCACCTTGTTCATAATGAACATCATTATGAATTTTTAATGCTCTTGGATTTATTTTTAAATTTTTTTTATTTTTTATTTTTGAATAAAAATTTTCCAGTTCTAAACTAAACCATACAGTTGAATACGAACCTGAACCTAATTTATAAATTAGGATATAAAATGTATCTGTTGATTCATCATATATATAATTATTATATGAACTCATTATTATTTAATAAATAATTAAAAATTTAAATTATTTTGATTTTGATTTAATTTTTTTAATTGTTTCTTGAAGTTCTGAAATAGTATTATCTTTTTCTTCTATTTTTATTTTATATTTTTTTATCTTTTCATGTAATTCCTCAATTATACTGTCGTATTCATCTTTTATTTCATTTAATGACATTTTTTTATAAAATATTGTATCTTTAACTTGAACTGTCCATTCAGCTCCTAAAGCATTTACTAGAACTATAAATTTTGGTAAATCTAAATTTCTTTTTAAATTTCCACCCATTCTAAATAATTTGACTCCATTTTTAATTACAAAATATCTTAAATGTGTACCTAAAGGTACTTTTGAAATATCATCAACTAATTTATAATCTTGTAATTTATCATTTATTTCTTCCTTTGTTAAATTTTCAGTAAAAGTTTTTTTTTCATTGTTATTATCTGGTTCAATATTTTCATTTTTTTTTTGATATGTTTTTTTGACCGTTTTTTTTGATTCATTTGTTTTATCATTTATAAAATTATTAACTAGTGCTTTTTTTACAGGGTCTTTACTTTTTTTACCTATGTTTCCAAGTACTTCATTAATCATTTTATCATCTGTTATAGTTATATTATTATCATTATTTGAAGCAGTAGATTTATTTTTTTTGTTTTTTATTGTTTGTTCCATTTGATATATATATATATATAATATTAATTATATATTATTTTTTTATTATTTTTTTTATTTAAAAATTGAAAAAAAAAAAATAAATAATTAAATATTATTAAATAAAAAAATAAAAAAAAAAAATTAAACA